CCCCTATCATCTACAACAAGCACAGATTTGCCAAATTAATACACTTACCGTGGAAACAAGAGTTTGTAATTAAATCAGCCTACACTAAAAATGAGGATGGCCCATTTGAAAGAATGGAGGATTTAAAAATTAACAGATTTTATACAGTCAATGAATGGATAGGCAAGACTTATAATAGACTATTTTTTTCAATTGGTTCCTATGCAGTCAATAATGACTTTAAGGTATTTATCAATCAACTTTATCCAAATAAATCACAATGGGAAAACTAATTTGGAACATTAAGCACTATTTAATTTATGGCACATTAGCCTATACTCTATATGCTTTGGTTTGCATCATCTACTTTTTTAAAGACATCTATGAGAATATTTATCCAAAGTCCAAACATTAACTCACCACACGGTGGTATTAGGGTTATAAATGAATGGGCAAACCGTTTAGAAGGTTTTGGGCATAGGGTTGTCTTGTACAATCAAGCTGGTGCATTAAGATGTACTTTGCAAGAGATTAAATGTAAGATTGTAAATACTACTAATCTTATAGCCAAGTCAGATGTCTTGATAGTAACAAGTCCACACGGTGCTTTTTTATTAGATAAAGATGTGCCTAAGAAGTTTGTATTCCTACAAATGTTAGAGCATTTGTTTAACCCAACTAATGCAAAGTTTTTCAATAATGCTATAGCCCTATATAAGACTCATCATCCAATCATCTCAATCAGCCAATGGAATATTAGAGTTCTACAACATCAGTTCCACAGAACAAGACCCATTCATTATGTAGGCAATGGTATTAACTTAAATGACTTCCCAATATCCTATAAACCTAAAGACTATAGGACAATCTTATTAGAATCACCTGAGCCAACTAATTATACTAAAGACACAGAAAGACTTGCCATACAAGTTGCCAAAGTCTTAAAAGAAAGAGGATATATCATAAAAGGTTTTGGATTAAAAGAACCTAAGGACAGAATATTTGATGAATTTGTGTTAAAGCCTGATCTAAAGACAATGAATAGACTTTATGAGGAAGCAACACTTTTACTAAAGGCTACTAAATATGATGCAAGGTCCACAGCTCCATTAGAGGCTGGCACAAAGGGAACAGTAACAATAAGAGCCATAACTGAGGGTGATGATGACTTAAATGAGACTAATTCATTCAAAGTAGGTTATTCGGTGGATAAACTGTATGATGCTACAATGTTTGCTTTAACTCATCGTGACCAATTAGATCAGAGGGCAGATGCAATCAGAGAATATGTAAAGACCCACACCTGGGATTATTGGATGCAAAAAATTAATCAAATAATATGTCAAGAGTCTTAATTGTTCTTTTAGAATACTATGAACCTGACTTTCAACAGACAGTCAAGTGTGTAGAAGATACAGACCTACCATTTGAAGTAGTAAGTAGGGATGGAGTAGGTAATATGTCAAGAGCCTACAATTCAATCCTTATGGACCCTTTATGGAAAGCAGATTATCTGTGGTTTGTTAGTAACATAACTTTTGATCCGGAGGTTCCGCATAAGTTAGCACACGAAATGGCTAAAGGTGAATGGGCGGCCTTACATCCTACAATGTCATCATCAGATCATAGATTCCAATGGCCTATTAAAGACTTTCAAGGCACTAAAGAAACACCATTTGTAGAATGGACAGCCCCAATGGTTAATGCTGAGGTATTTAGTGATAACCCTTTAGATGAGATGTTAGCTTATTACTATATGGACCTTGATTGGTGTTATAGAGTAAAAGAAAAAGGGTATAGAGTAGGGGTACACTATGGCACACAGATTGGACACACTTATCTAAGAAACAAAGAAGGACATCCTATAAGAGCAATAAGGAGTCAACTAAGAAACTATTGGACACCCATAAGTCAAAGACATATGACTGAAAAATATGGGAAAGATTGGACAACTAAACTATGGCCTAAGTAGTAAAGAATAACTTGACAACTGAAATATATGACACACACAGAACTCAAAGGAATTTACCACGAACTTGCTTTTTGGCAACAATTTGTAAAGACAGACCGATTCCTAAATGGATGGGTTAAGAAAATACAAACCCCTGAGTTACATCAAGAGGTGGCAGACTTTATCAAAAGTGTTCCACACGAAACTGTATTAGATGTCGGATCAGGAGTAGTCTCTATTCTCAATGGCTTAGTAATTGTCAGGGCTGTAGACCCATTAGGAGACCTTTACAGGCTTATTTTTGATTATGATAGACACAAGGTTCATCCTCCTATGGCCTTTCCTGCTGAGGAGTTACCTTTTAAAAATGAGTATGACATTGTACATATAAGCAATGCCATTGACCATACCCAAGACCCTTATAAAGCCTACAATGCCCTATTAAAAGCAGTAAAACCTGGAGGATACTTAATTATTCAAGGTTTTGAGAATGAGGCAACCTTTGAAAATTGGCAAGGATTTCATCAAAATGACATCTTTGTAGAGGAGATTTGGGATGACAGCAAAGACTACTTACTAAGACTTAAAAAAGGTGATGGCTATATTGAAACCATAGGACAAGACCCCTATAAGGTCATACAAAAGACCATAGGAGACAAAAGGTGGTTTATTTGGATAGTAAAAAAGTAACTTATGACAATCTGTGTAGATGTAGATGGGGTCCTTACTGATGGCAAGATATGGGTAAACCATCAAGGGGAAATCATTAAGTCATTCAATAACAAAGACTTAGGAGCAATAAAAGAACTTTTGGCTATGGGTTTTCAAGTCCATATAGTCACAGCCTCCTCTTGGCCAGGATCAGACTATTACCTAAAAAGGTCCGGTGCAGAGATACACCATATTAGAAACAAGGAGTCCATACCTTTTGACTACCAAATAGCAATAGGAGACTCAGCCTGGGATATTCCTATGCTTAATAAAGCCAAATATTGTTTCTGCCCATCAGATGCTTCAAAAGAGATAAAGGAGTTAGATGGTGTTCATATATTAGAAACAAAAGGAGGTCAAGGGGTAATGTTAGAGATGGTAAGAATACTTACTGAGTGGAATCCTAAGTTGTGAATAAGTATTTTTGCTAATATGGATAAAATTGATTATATTTGGTAGTGATTAGTAAAGTTAGGAAATAGATACAGCCCTTAGTCATTAGTTTGGCTAAGGGTTTTTATTTATGATAAAAAGAGTCCCCAAGTCTGAGATGCCCTGTAATAAGCCAATGAAAAGCTGGCTTAAAGGAAAGAAGAAGGTAGTTAAGGCTTGTGAGAATGGAGTAGAAAAGATAATTCACTTTGGAGACTCCTCAATGAAAGACTTTACTCAGCACAAGTCTAAGACAAGAAGAAAGTCCTACTGTGAAAGATCAGGAGGCATCAAAGGAACAGACACCAAACTAAGTGCAAACTATTGGTCAAGAAAGGTCCTTTGGAAATGCGGTAAAATGGGAAAGCAATGAGTTGCGGATGTAAGAAAATGGGTAAGAAGAAAAAGAAGAAGTAATGCCCTACAAATCAAAAGCACAAGCCGCCTACTTTAACATCAACAAGAAGAAACTTGAAAAGCAAGGTGTTAATGTAGATGAATGGAACAGAAAGTCTAAAGGTAAGAAACTACCTAAGCGAAAGAAATAAATGTCATCACTCAGCACAATAGATTGGGACCTTGTAGGAGAATACCTGGAGGCAGGTTGCTCAGGGGTTGAAATAGCCGCTAAACTTGGAATGCACGAAAACACTCTGTATCAACGATGTAAGTCGGATTTGGATAAGGATTTTGTGGCATTTAAACAAGAAAAGCAAGCCTCAGGAGATAGCATCCTAAGAAAAGTCCAATATGAAGCAGCAATTAAAGATAAAGACCGTGCTATGCTTATTTGGTTAGGCAAGCAAAGATTAGGTCAGAAAGAAAAAGCAGAACAAGACATAAAGGTTGAGGGTGGCATAAATATCACATTTAAGCCAGCCAATGAAGGAAGTAACGGTTAGATATACTAAGGTCTTTGAATGGAATTTAGAGGCTTATAAAGCCAAGTCCTACCGAGTGATTGCCAATCAGGGATCAACAAGGTCAGGCAAAACTTATTCCATATCACAGCTTTTAGCTCTTTACATACCGATAAAGGAAAAGGTCACGATTTCGGTGGTTAGCCCTTCTCTACCTCACTTAAAAAGAGGAGCAAGAAGGGATATTTTACAAATCTTAGAGGATGCACAAATCTACTCAGATGAGGCATTTAATAAGACTGACAATGTTTACCACTATCCTAATGGGTCTTACATTGAGTTCTTTGGTGCTGAAGATGCTGGCAAGGTTAGAGGTCCAGGTAGAGATATCCTTTACATAAATGAGGCAAATCTTTTACCCCACTCAATCTACCAACAATTAGCCCTAAGAACTAAGCAGACAATCTTTTTAGACTTTAACCCTGTTGATGAGGCTTCTTGGGTTTACGATGTAGCGGACAAAGAGGGTAACAAGTTAATCCACTCTACCTACAAAAACAACCCATTCCTTCCCAAAGAGCAAGTTGCTGAGATTGAAAGTCTCAGAGATGCTGATGACAATATGTGGAAGGTGTTTGGGTTAGGGGAAAGAGGTAAAAGTCAGGAGATTATTTACACCCATTGGAAACAAGGACCTTTCCCAACAGACTCAGAGATTGTTTATGGTTTGGACTTTGGCTATTCAGTACCAACTGCATTAATCAAAGTAGGGTTTAAAGAAAATCAAACCTTTGCACACGAAATGTTATATGAGACTAAACTAACCACTAATGACCTTATAGAAAGGTTAAAAGGGTTAGACATAAAAAGGTCAGATGAGATATTTTGTGATGCAGCAGAGCCTAAGACAATTGAGGAACTAATCAGAGCAGGGTTTAATGCCAAGCCAGCAGAGAAAGATGTCTATGCTGGAATACAAAAGGTAAAAAGCCAACCTCTGACAATAACACCTGAGTCAACCAATCTCATAAAAGAGATTAGGTCCTACAAATGGAAAACAGATAAGGATGGCAAAGTGCATCCTGATGAAAGTCCGGTAAAAATGTGGGATCACGGTTGCGATGCTATGCGGTATGCAATATTCACAAAACTAAACAAGCCAAGATTTGAAGTCTTGGCGTGGTAAATAAAATGGGCAAATTACAAGATGCGTGGAATGTGTTAAGAGGTAAGGCTTTACCCTTAATGAATGTAGGGCAGCCTTTTGCTTCTTACACAATGATGGGTGGCACTTATGTAGGTATTGCCGACAACAGAAAGAACTATATCACAGATGGATATCAGGTCAATGATATCATTTACACAGCAGTCACTTTAATTACGGATAAGGTAAAACTCCCTGAGTGGGCAGCTTACAAGGTTGTTGATGAGGCAGCCTTTAAGTCTTACCAGGGGTTGATGAGAAAGAAGGATATCAGCACACAAGACTTTAAGAAAGCAGTCCAATACAGAAAGAAAGCCTTAGAGCCTATTTATGTTGACAGACTATCTGAGCTTTTAAAGTACCCTAATGACTATGAGACTTTTCAGGATTTAGTAGCCAATTCAAGTGGTTGGAAACTAATCACAGGAGGTCGGACCGTATGGGCACAGACATTAGATTTAGGTGCTAATGCTGGTAAGCCTTTCCAATTACACAATCTCCCTTATCAAGAGATTAGCATAATAGCAACCACTAACCAATTCCCAATTATTGAGGAAGCATTTGTAATGACCAACCTTGCTGATGCTTACTTCCCTAAGAGTCAGGTTTTGCACGATAAGTACCAAAATTATGATTGGGATATCAATGGGGCGCACCTTTATGGTATGAGTCCTTTGAAATCAGCTCTTAGAAGGTTAAGTCGGTCTAACTCAGCTATCAAGGCATCAGCCGCAATGTTAGAGAATCAAGGTGTCAAGGGTGTCCTTTATATGGATGACCCAAGAGTGCTAAGTGCTGGAGTGGATGCAATGGATACAAGAAAGCAAGTAGAGGCAGTTAAGCAGAAACTTGTAGGCAAAGGGGAGTGGGTAGGATCAGACAATTGGGGTAGAATAGGAGTTAGTGGTTATAAGTTAGGATGGCAGTCTGTAGGACTTAGCCCTGTTGACTTATCAATCATTGAGTCTGAGAAGTGGGACCTAAAGAGATTTGGGGCTGTTTATGGCGTTCCAAGTCAACTTATGGGTGATTCTGAGAGTTCTACTTATAACAATGTCAGAGAGGCTGAAAAAGCCCTGACAGCACGGTGTGCAATCCCTCAATTGGTTTCATTCCGTAACCATTTCAATAGAAAGCTACAAACAGATTGGGGCTTTAAAGGACAGAATGTTTATGTTGACTTTGATCATACTGTATTTACTGAATTACAGGAGGATGTTAAAGAAAAATCAACCTGGATAAACCAGCTCAGAGCTTTGAGTCCTAATGAACAGAGAATGCACTTAGGATTAGAAAGAATAGACAACCCTCTATTTGATGAGCCTTGGATTACTACTCAGGATGGTATGCCTTTGAGTGAGTATGATGTGCAAGAGGAGGAAATGGAGGATGAAAGTCCTGAGGAAATGGATGAGGAGATAGATGATTGAGGATATTATAAAACAGACCTATCCAATAACCAAAAAGGAAAGGTGCTGTGCAATGTTAAGAGCAAAAATGGAAGCCAAAAGACAGGCTTTAAGAGATAGGTTAAATGACCAACAACGAAAGGATAGAATGGGCAAAGAAGTACCACAGGACCAACAGGAAATTTGGCAGCCAGTTCTTCCCTAAGGTTAAAAGGTCATTAGATAAGGTTGTAAGTTCTTTGATAGGTACTATAAAGAAAAAAGGAGCAAGGCAAGCACTTGTGGAGCTTCGCACTAAGTTATGGAGTGATGACTTAAATAAGCCAATAGCAGACATCTACAAAAAAGTAGGTGTTTACTATGCCAATGAAACCTACAAACAGATTAGGCGAGAGATTGCCCAAAAAGGATTAGGTAGAGATGAGGCTTGGATTAAGTTTATACAAGATGAGCTGCAAAAGACCTTACTTCAGTATGCAGTAGTCAAAACCTCTGAGACACTTAGAAATCATTTAATCTTAGTCTTACAGTCAGCTATCTCAAAAGAGTTGACTATAGATGAGATTGTTAAATTGTTTGAGACATCAGGGTTTACTGCAATGCAAGCTGAGAGAATAATTAGAACTGAGGTAGGTAGAGCAGCCAACACAGGTGTAAAAGCGGCAGCAGAGGGGTTTAATTACGAAATGGTCAAAGAGTGGATAGCTTTTAGAGATTCCCGGACCAGGGGTTTTAAACCTGAGCAACCTAAGGACCACTATCATATGGATGGGCAAGTAGTTGACTTTTATGACAACTTCACAGACCCAAGAAGTGGTGAGCAGATTGAATACCCATTAGCTCCTGGAGGATCAGCAGCAATGGTGATTAATTGCAGGTGTAGTTATATAGTAGTGCCTAAAAGAGACAGCAGAGGACAACTAATCAGAACATAATTTGGGAGGTGATTAGGTGGCAATAGCCAATACTGCGACAATGAAACAAGAACCAGACCTAACCCTCCCT